AACATTAAATTGTTCTACTGCAACCGCCATCACCTGGGCATAATTACCATCAACATTCGTTATCTTTGGATCCAATCTAACAGTATCGATCCAAGTATCAGAAGCAGGAGAAAGTTCAATAGTTCCTTGCCAGAAACTGATTACGAATGGAGTAACATTTTCTGTCCTAGTTGCAAAAGATTGTTTTAACCATTCAACTTCTGAATAATCTAGTGTTATTATATCCCCAGTTTTTCTAATATTAGTTCCCTCTGGAGCAGTGAATAGATAATCCTGCTGTAAATTTTGTATAGGTCCATGAAGTAAATCTAATGAAGTTGTATAATGCCTTGGTCTTAATTCTTTATTCTTAGGATCTATACTATTTTCAAAAGGTAAACCATTTTCTTGAGATACTACTGTTGCAAAATTATCTACAAAGAATCCAGATTTGAATCTATCTAATCCGTCAGAATCTGTAATTGATAAGTTAGCAGTGCTTGATTCTAGAATACTTAACGAAGTGTAATACTCTAAATTTTTAATTCTTTCCTCAAGGTTTTTAATATCAACCATTCTATATCTCTTATGGTTAAGAAATTGAATGGAGGCTTGTGAAATATCAAATAGATATGGAGGTAAAGTTACTGTAGCTATTTCTAGCGCATCATCAGCAGAAATAGGTTTCTCTGGTTTTTCTGCTGGGACGCCATATTTAACTTGGAAAGTTCCATCTCTACTTACAAAAATTCTATCAATTCTTCCAAGATAATATGAAAATGTAGATATAATTGCTTCATCAGAAGCTAAAATATTTGCAGCTGAATTTCCAATTTGGTTAAAAGTTCTTCCATAGAACTCAAACGGAGATCTAGAACTCTCAATCCCAACATAGTTAGAAACTCTAGGTCTAATATCAATTATATCAGAATTTCTAATAGAATCGACTGACTGAATATCTTTTTTATAATCAAATCCACTATATGAAGATATAGTTGTAATATCTCCATTATCTGAAGATTCGTAGTAAGCACTAGAGAAATATACTTTAATTTTTTTAGTAGGAGCCGAAGAGGATGGAATACGATTAATCGATCCATACCCATAAAAAGTTCCTTTTTGTCCAGTATCAAACTTAAAGTTTGATGAAATATTCGAACATGTTGCACCAATTGAAGTTATAACTGCTTGTAAATTTGATTCTCTAAAAGATACAGTCTCACCTTCTTGAAGGTTATTCTCGTTAAGTGGTATGAATGATATTTGAGTATCTGTTATTTGCTCTGCATATAATCCAAGTGCTCCACTTATTTGCCCAACAAATGTTTCTCCAACAATTAAATCACTAGTTTTTGTTGTTGGTCCATTTATAGAAGAAAGGATAATTTTGGGGCAAGATGGATCATTAAGATCTCTTGATTCATAAATTCCATGAACGTTAATAACATCCGGGACATTTAAAGATATATTTTCATCTTGAACTCTAGTTCCGTAGGGATAATTTCCAAAATATAATCCATCGTTTAAAGTAGAGGCGCCAATACCAGAAGCTGAATTATTTGATTTGTTAATTACTACTGTAGAAATTCTTCTCTTTAATTTATTTTTTACCTTTGGTTTTATTTTTCTTAAAGTAGCTACTAAAGTAGCTGGTCCATTTGTGGTTAAGTTATAAAGTTGTAGTTGTGTTGATCCATCAACAAAATCAAACTTATCTTCAGTTAAAGGCTCAAATCCACCATCGGCACGAATTAAAGTATATCTTTCTTCATCAAAAGGTAAAAATGTCTCATTTTCTCCAGCAGAAACTGGGGAGGAAAGTTGATTTAATGAAATTGTAACATCAAAAGACTTTCTAATTGTCAATTGTGCATTTGTTAAATCAACAGATGCAATATTTGGTTTAGGTAAAGTTGTGTATAATGTATCATCTATAGAATCCGTCAACATTGTGTTTAGGATAGTAAAATCAGTTACATTAATAGAACTAGAAGGTAAATCACCCTCATTGATTCCTGTTACAGTGGCAATCCCACTAATAGTTACATATGTTAATCCAACTCCAACTACTCTTGAATATACTGGAGTTGAAAATGAACTATTACTATATTTTACAATATCTCCTGTTTTTACAATATTTCCTGGGAAGTTAGTGTTTGTACTGGTAACTGTACTAATTCCACCAGAACTTGCACTAATTGTGGCAATACCTACATTTAAGTAATTTGTTAATACGGTATTGGCATTAAAAGTTTTTGCTGATCCAACTATACCATAGACGGATTTTACATCAGAAATAGAGTATGAAGTTATAGCCGTAGCTACTCTATTATTATCGATACCATCAATTACAAAAGATTCAAATGGAATAAAATTTCCACTTTTTTGGTATATTGTAATTGTGTTATTATTTGTTACCGAATTTTTAAGGAAAGCTGTAGCTCCACTACTTTTTCCTTTAATAAACGATGGGACTTTTAATGTAATTGGTTCATTTAAAGTTATTTCTGTAGTTGTTTGCAAATCATATAATGATATATTCCAACGATTTAAATTTGAATTTGTTAAATATGATCCAGATTCTAATCTAAAATCATAAACTCTAGCAACACCAATTTCTTTACCAGAAGCAGTATTTGGAGAAGTTCCTACTCTCTGATCTCTTAGACTTAGAACATATGTATTTCCTATTCCTATAGTCGGAGAACCGTTGACAGTATCCAAAACTAAAGTTGATCCGGTACTGTATACTATTGATCTATCTTTTAAAGTTGCAGTAGTTCTAGGTTTATCTGCATCTAAAAATACAGGAGAAAGAGTTTCTACTTCATATCCTCTAACAAAAGCTTTTCCTGGAGAAATTTGATATATTGCTAGACTTTCCGATGGGGTAGATCCATTATAAGTAAATTGATTTTCATTAAATATTCCACGATTTCCAAGATTATCATTTAGAGATTCTTTTACATTTAAGTCAAATGGAGTTACATAATAATCTCCAGATTCTGCATAAGTTCTTCTTGCAAGTTCATCTCTTATTAAACTGTAATCACTTGTAATTCTATTTGTAGCAATTACCCCAGATTTAATAGTTGCAAGTTCAATAAAATTGTTATCATTAAAATCATTTATGTCTTTTTTAAACAAAGAGCATGTAATCTTTAATCTATCTGCTCCAGGAGATCCATAGTTATTAAATCCTTGCGAATTATCATTTAAATTTTCATCAATATCCGAATTGACTATTTCTTCATTAACAAAAAGACCAACTCTGTAATTTGGAGAATTTGAATACTGATCAAGTAAGAGTGTTTCTGTATTTACTAAAACAAAATGTCCGCGTATAAAATATACACCCTCAGAAATAGAAAATGCAGATCCTACTGATGTTGAATTAGTTGCTAAAGTAATTCCGAATGGAGATCCTGCAGTAATTAAAGCGTTTCCTAGCAGTCCTGATGTAATATCTATATTTGAGGATAAGTTTTCCCCGTCAAAAAAAGTAACAGTAGAATTATTTTGAGTGCTTGATCCCAAGTAATTTACATATAGTGTAATATTTCCTCTTTCAGACTCACTTGATAATAAAACTTTTTCTACTACTGCAGTAACTCCAGAAGTTTGACCTGTAATTTTAGAACCAACCAATTGAGATGCATATGCATCTAAAGGAACTCCTAGATATGAATTATTAAGTTCTACTGCGTAATAAAATTGATTATATGTAGTATTTCCGGGAATAACTTTAGACCCTTCTTTAAAAAGATGTTGCCCGAATTTTTCAATTTGATTTTGTAAAATAGATTGTAAAGTTGTTAGTTCTCTTGCCTGAACTGGATAACCAGGTTTAAAAAGAACTCTATAATAGTCATTGTTTGCATCAAAATCGTCAAAATATGGAGATACATTAAGGTTGGTTATTTGAGACATAATTCTTTAAAACTGCAAAATGACTTTAATATCTTCTTTTTGGTTTATAGATCTTGTAATCGAAGGTCTATTGTCAACATAGATTATGTTTCCTGAATACTTTTTGACCTCTGGATTTGACAGACCATTCACAAAACTTTGACCAAGATAGTATGTTCTATTATTTATTACTGTTGATAGACCCACAAAGGAAGAATCTATTGTTAAAGTTTGCCCAGAATTTCCATTTATAGTTAAACTTCCTCCAGGTAAAGTATTACTTGTAAACTCTATTAGATCTAGTCCATATGGAGAATTACTCTGAGCAACACCAACAGTACTAAATCCAGATAGTGATCTATCTTGCCAGTATTTTAAAACTCCAGTAGTAGAGTCATAATTTACTACATACCCAGCTGCAGTAACCCCAGTGCCTATAGTTTGTGTGATAATAGAATCTGGTGAAAAAGTAGCAGAACTATAACCAGCTCCTGTTAATTTTAAAGCATAAACTGCACTTGCTTTATCTAGAGATAGAGTTTGTGAAGACGCATATGACTGTGGATTTTCTATAATACCAACCCTAGCAATTTCATTTCCGGTAATAAAATCAGGATTTTGAACATCATTTTCTAGTCTAGAATAAAGAAGAACATTGTATGCACCAAGCTCTCTATAAATATCTGCACCATGCCCACCTTTAGGTGGAATAATAACATCAAATGTTGGTTGAATTGCTCCTGTTGGAATATCTCCCGCAGTTAAATCAACAGTTCCATATGTATATCCAGAACCTTGATTTGATACTACAATAGTTTCAACTTGTTGATCATTGTTAATAGTAACAGTACACTCTGCTCCAGAACCATCACCTTTAATTGGTATTCTTGTATATGTTTTATTTGCTGTACCAATACCAACACCTCTATTTGTAATAATTACAGTTTTTATCGATCCTTCTACTGCATTATTTCTGACAGAAGCATTATCTACACTAGTTTCCCAATTCAAAGGAACTGGCATGAAATCAGTGGACTCAAATTTTACAATATCTCCTGGGCTGATAGTATAAAGATATTTCCAAATATACCCATCACCGCTAGTTCCAGCAGATCTAGGTTCTAAATCGACAAAAGTTGGCTCATCTAATGAAGGTTTCCCATTTGGAGTATCTGGGGTTGTTCCATTTTGTAAACAAATATAAACTCTATAATCCCTATTCAGAACATAATATGAGGATGAATATAAACTAGTAGATCCCGAAACAGGAGCTGTTTTAGATCTGCTGTAATCATGCCTATAGTAATCATAGGTATTTCCCGAAGACCAAACTCTTTTGGGAACCACTTGCCTAATGTCTGATGAAGTAACTTTTTTTAGTGCAATTATAGTATCCCAATAATTATTTTCCTCATCAAAATTATCTTTTGGTGAAGGGGGACTAGTATTCCAAGTGCTTAAAACAGAGGTTGGATTTGGTAGTCCGACAAAAGTATAATATGAATTTGTAGAAGTTGTTACTCCTGCAATAAAATTTTTAGCATTTAATATCCTAATTTGATCAGTTATAATTGCAGACATTTTTATGGGTTTTTTATTTATTTATGATGTGTAATTTAAATATTTTAGTGGTACTGACCTATGAACAATGGTTCCTGTAGAAATTCCAGAATAACCATTAGTTGTATATGAATTATATGAAGTTTCTTTAGATCTGTATTTCAACATAATTTTACCCCAACTATAATTTCCATAATAACCACTGTTTCCCAATCCAGTCAGTCCATTATAACTAGAAACACTTACTGTCACTCTAGCGACATAAGTTACACCTTGACCAACTACATTAGTTGTTGCTACAGATACTGAAGCTACCTGATACACACCATCAATAAAACTTCTTCCGACTCCTATTACAGAACCCGAAGAATTTAGTGCGGTCAGTCCTTTTCCAACATTTGAATCTGATATTACAAAATAATATCCTGTTTGAATTCCACTTAATGTAGTAATTCCTGTAATAGAATCATTTCTTAAATATGAATTTTTTGGAATTACTAAATCAAATACGATTCCTGTTGATGCTATGCCAACCGATGTTGTTGATATGCCACTTATAAATCCAAAATCTCCTTCATAACTTAAAACAACATTCTGTTCCTTTTGTGTTGATGGTGGTTCTATTAGAACTTCTGGTGGTGTAGTTTTTGAGTATCCAACCGGAGATTTAGAAACGACAATAGAAGTTACTATTCCAGAAGTAATGTAAGAAATTGCAGTCGCACTTGTAGTCCCAATTCCAATTGGATTTTGTATAGAAACATTAGGGGGAGTTAGATATCCTTTTCCACCACTTGTTATACTAATACTTGAGACTGTACCAGCAGTAGATACAATAGCAGTAGCACTAGCAGAAACTTTTGCATCTTGTGAAACAAAAGTTATATTTTTTTGGAAGTTTAACGATACATTATTTTCATTAATTGGATTGAAAAATGGTCTGATATTATCAACAAAAACAATTGTTGATCCTACACCAACTGGACTTATTAGATATGCTAATGGAGTAATTATTGGCTCATATAAAGATCTGTTTTTATTTACTGGAAGCTCATTAATAATTCTATCCTCAGTCTGTCTGCACCAAACTACAGGCCTCTTAAGTGTCTCATCTGATGTGTTCCCTGGACCAAAATATGGATTAGTTTCAACAGTGTCTAATGATAGAATGTCAGTAACATATCTTGGATCTTCAAGTAAAGAAGGTGACTGTCCAATGAATGAATCATATGTTAAAGTTAAATCATCGCCAATTTTTACAGTTTCTATTATATTTCTGAATATAACATCAACATCATCCCCACTTCCCTTATAGAATAAAATTTTGCATGTATCTTCTGGTTTTGGAGCCTCAGTGAATCTGATTTTGCTTCCTCCATTAAAAATATAGGCATCTCCAGGAATCTGTAAGATATCATTTATAAAAACTAAAAGATTATATTTTATATCAATTGGTGATCCTTTCTTCGCATATATTGAAATTGATTCTCCTAGGTATAGAAGTGGGAAAACAACTCTCTTGCTGTTAAATAAGTTTTCTATTTTATCTAGAGGTTGAAGCTCACCGATTGACCAACCAGTAAATTTATCAGTAAATGTTTCTTGAACACTAATTTGAAACTCTTTAAATACTGAATTCGAAACAGTAGATATTCCAGTTGTTCCTCCTACTGGTAAAGTTAATATATCTCCTACCTCATATCCATATCCAAAGTTTTTAACTTCAAAGGAAATTATACTGGATCCTTGTCCAACAACAATATCAATTGTTGCTTGAGTTCCTAATCCCACTGAGGGTGATGAAGCACTATAAATTAAAGGAATGTCTGAATATGATATTGGATCATCTATAACCACAATAGGGGGATTGCTTGAGGTGTACCCTATTCCTGGATTTGTTATAGCAATACTTACAATATTTCCATTAATAACAGAAGCAACGCCGACAAACTCAATATTATTTGACTCGACAGAAGAGGTTGTAACGCCAACTCTTACAGTAACTGTATTGATACCACTAAGAGTTTGAATATAGGATCTATAACCAGACCCACTGTTTCCAATACTTATCGCGGAAATAGTTCCAGCAGTGGAAACTATGGCAGTTCCTCCAGCAGATACTAAAGGTTGATATCCAAATCCTTCAGTAGATCCCACAGAAACTATTATCCCACCAGATGGGAAATCTGAAGTATTAATATCTGAGGCAAGTGAGGTTGCAGATCCAACAAA